TCCGTTCGTGTATCCTTAATACACTTTAACGGCTGTGTAATGGGTGAATTCATGCGCTATTATTTGAGGATTATTCAGTCGTTGCACCAATAGGTTGTAACTGTTGAGCACAGTGTACTCATCTAGTTCGTACCTAGATTGAATTGCAGGTACCAGATTGATTGGATCATACCATTTTAACAATGGTATTGTCCACAACTTAGTTCTCTGCAACTGCCTCATTTCTGGCGTGTCACCGAGCATGCATGCATAGCTCTGACACCTGGCTGTTACATTTTCATCAGTGGCCTGACTTGCCCCATTTGTTTGCTCAAATCTGTATCGTAATCGCACATAGTCCGGTCCGAGTTCAGCACCTCCATCGCTATTTCTATAAGCTATCATACAGCAGAATAGGCCAGATTCATCACTAAGCCTGTGCTCTGATTGCATGTTGTGTGATTCTTTCGTGTATTTTGATAGATTTGCAACTGCTGGCTTGTCACTATGCATGATTAGGATGTCATCTCCCAGCATCAAAACGAGCTGGATATTGTGGTAATTATCATTTATAAAATCGCTATGGACTTGCATATTGGTAATTAAATTCCCAAGTGCTGTGGTAGATTGCCCTGTCAATCGCATTTCGGACGCGTAACCCCGGTTCCAGCGGGCTTTAAACTTCCACACTTCATGCATGGTTTTCCACCATCTTATCAATGACTCACTAGCACCTAGTAGCAGGTATAATTCCATTTCTACGTCAAGCAGTGTTGCATCAGTTTGCCTGTCTTGTTTGCTAAGGTCATTTTCATAGAACCATTGGACGTTGGTCGTATTCCTACACTTCTGGTTTAATTCATATGGCGTTAATCCGTCAGCATACACAAATTTCGGTTTCAATGAATTTTTGAGCCTAGTTTTGATTTTTAAGAAAATAGGCGAGGTCAGTGCTGCTATGGCTTTTCTTTGCCAGTATATCGCTCTAGCTTGATGTTCGCCCCAATGCATGATTGGTTTTTCTTTTAATAAGCTTTCCAGTTTAAGGTGCACGTTGATGGCATTG